CAACTTACAGAAGGAAAACGACGAAAAGAAAAAAAGAAATAATCACTTAATGAGAACCATTAAGAACATTAAAAGAAAGTATCACCAAGAACAAGACGACAACCAAGACTTAATCGAAGAACGCGACGACCTTAAAAACGAATTAGACTTATTAAAATTAACCAATGAAAATTTAAATAATGAATTAAAAGACCTTAAAATTTATTCGAATGATAATGAAGAGAACTTTTTTAAAGTCAATGAAGAGAATAAAGAATTGGAAGACACAATAACAGGTTTACAACTAGAAAAAGAAATAATATGTAAACAGAACGAAGAACTAAGCGAAAAAGTAAAATATTTTAGACAAGAAACATTAAACCAAGCAGGAAAGAGAACAAAAATTGAAAAAGAATTATCAGATTTACAACAACGGATAAAAGATGGTTATGAATACGATATTCACGACATAAGACAAGAACACGCACATGAAAAAAGAGCGTATAAAGATGAAATTGAAAATTTAAAAAATAAAATATCAGAACAAAATAAACTTTTAGACCATTTTTTAGATAAATTAGACGGAGACGAACAGAAGACAGACGATATATACCATCTAAAAGGAGAACTTGAAGAGACTATTAATAAATCTCATTTTGATTTTCCTATATCAGGTTATGGAATATCACAAGAAAAAAAGAAGGAATGGGAGAAAATCCACTTTAACCAAGCGCACATGGAAGCAAAAGAAGACGCGATAAATAAAATTAAAATTAGAATTAAGATATTAGAACGAGACAACCGACTATATAAAATAAAATCAATTAAATTATAATTATTTCTAATAATATATTATTATATTATTAAAAAATATCATTTTTGAAACCATTTTTTAAAGATATATACTTTAAAAAATGTTTTTTGTTTTTAGTCTTATAGAATTTAATTTTTAAATGGCTGGTTCATCCATTTCTCCCATTAAATCCCGTTTTTTATATTTTTTAATCTCGGCCTCTGGGTTGTTTTCAATCTTTTTTTTATAATATCGCTCTCGGGCTTTTTTGAGTGTCTCCTGATAGCGGTCGTTATTTTGCGCCTTTTGTTCATTATAATACATTTTAGAGTATCGTGCGTCATATGCTTTGAATCGCGCCTCTTTTTCCTCTTTCGTCAGGTTTAAAGTCATTATATACTATACTATATAAAAAAATTCTTTAGATATTTTTTATATATTTTTTATAGATTTAAATTTGCGCCCTCGTCGTTGTCCTCCTCATCTGGTATTAATTCCGCCTCCTCATCTAAAATATAGTCGCTCATTAGTTCGCGTCTCTTAGACATCAATATAGCAATAAGCTCTTTTTTGGGTGGAAATTTATAGACATTCTGAATCATAGTTTTCTTATGAAATTCTTTGAATTCTTTCTTAAAATCTTTTTGAAATTTATCTTTTGAAAATGTCCATTGTAAAGCGTTCTCTTTTGCATACTGTTGAGCCCTCTTAAATAAAGTTGCTGTTGTGCATTCTCTTTCTGCATAAGAATCAATATTATCATACACCATTTTAATATATGCAGGTAGTGAATTTGATATCAAAGATTCCTTATATTTGTTCATCATCTTTGGTAGTTGCTCAGGTAATTCACGATTTTTCAGAAAAGAATCAAAACTTCTAATTGTTTCATTATCATCTAATAATTTGTATAATTTAACACTGTCGTCTTCTGTCATAATTTTATTAGATAGATTAAACATATAAAAACGACGGTCTGATGCTTCAATAAAAAATGCATCTCTATTATTAGTTGTAAATATATAATTAGAATAATCTTGCATATAATAGGCATTAGTTCCTTTACCTTCTACTTTCATTACATTTCTAGTAATCATATTTTTTAGTTCTTCCCTGACTTCTCGGGCTTTTGCTTGGACTTCATCAGCATAAATGAAAAGTTTAGAAGCTAAATGAGTATTAAATTTAGCTGTGATTTCTTCGATTCGTTCAAGTTTCCCCGCGTATCCGCTAAATACTTTTTCTAATAAAATGATTATAGTATTTTTTCCCACGCCTTGGACTTCACTGTAAAGAACAATAGATTTATTAGTTTTTTTGTTTGGTCGTTGTCGTATCCATGCGCACCAGTCAAGAAAACATTTTATACTTTCTTCTTCGTGGTCTAATAAATCACTTATAAGATTTAGAAAAGGTTTTATTTTTTTCATGTTGATGGGATCTTCATTGTCATGTTTGAATCCTAAGAAAGTATTAAATATGTTCTCATCAGTTGATAAAGGAGTAAAATCTACTTTTTTATATGTTCTTCTGTTTTCATCTTCTAGCCATAAATCAACAAAACTTTTCTTTTCTATTTTTTTAGGTGCTAGTAGTTCACCTAATTCTTTCAACGAATAATTTATAATTTCATCGTCATCTACCCATCTATAACTGATGGGGTTAGTTGTCATAAATAAATGTTCTTCTATTTCATCCTTTAATAAAAGGTATTCGTCCTTAATCTCTTTTTCTTTTTCTTCTTTTGCTTTCTCCTTCTCTTTCAATTTTTCTTCCTTAACTTCTACTTTACAATATTTAGCCCTCCACTTCAAATATTTTTCTGGGTTATCTTGTTTGGCCATATTGCATAAGGTTCCTATACCTTGATTTTTTGGTAGCCCATTCCATCTAAATACAATATCCTTAGTGCCTTTATAGTTTTGTCTCTTCTTGCAAAATGCATCAAATAACACAACAAAACTTTTATCAATAGCTTTTAAAGCACTGCCGATTGTCAACCATTCACCGTGTGAGTTGCCTCTTTCATTACTCAAAAGTTTTAATAAATCAGTTATTTTATCCTCGCTATGTTCTTCTTTGGGGGCTTCTTCATTTTCTGAATCCTCAATTTCTGCCTCATTTTGGTCGTCTTCTTCAATCATATAGAAGTATTTCAAAGATTCCTGAGTAATAGTAGGGATTTTGTGAAATTCAATAATAGAATTTTTGTGTTCGGCGATTTGAATGATAATATCTAATAATCCAAACTTCTCTAACATCTTTGGGTGGTCTTTTGATACTTTCTTTTTGATAGTAATATCTGTTGATGGAAGCTTAAACCAATAATGATTTTTGTATTTGATGTTGCTATTTATATGTGAGTAGGATGGAGTAGATACAATATTATAGTTATTCTCAATACAATGTTGTCTAACAATATTATTAGCTTTCTCATCATCCACATCCAAAACAATATACTGCATAGTAGTGCCTATTAAATTTATCATTACTCCCATCCAATCTTCATATTCTTTATTATTATATAATTTTAAACTATCAAAAATGTTCATCTGTTTCCATCCAGGAGCACAACGATAGTCTTTATTAGTGTAAGGAGTAGGTGATGAGATTAGAGCGGAGTATTTGATGAAATCAGTTATCTTAGACATTTATATATATACATATTTAGATAAAAATATTTTTAAAACGATTTTTTCTAAATATTTTTTAAAAAAGGGCATTTTTAGCTCTCATCGACTCCCATCAATGGAAGGTAGCTATAAAAAACCCTCCAGAACTAAAAACCATCATTTTTTTTATGGAGGGTCGGATCCTATATCAGTTTATAGAAAAAATATTTTTTTTTTCTGAAAAATTTTTTTGTTTTTTATATATAATTTGTCAAATACCTTCCATACCTTCCATACCCTCCATTGATGTATATTTAAATGGGATATTTTATATATATTATACTAAACTAACGATTTTCAGATGGTTTACAACAATGGATGGAAGGTATGGAGGGTAAATTTTGGTTGGTCTATGGACTGATGTATTAAAAAAATATCTAAACTATATTATATATGGATAAAGAGGAAATAGAACAGATTGAAGGAACACCTATGGGAGATGATGATATCAAAACTTATTTTCCTAATGCAAAAATAATACTTTACAACAAACTAAATGATATGGATCATATCGATGAGCTACTACCTAATAATAAATCTTATGCATTTATTCTTATTGAAGATAGTCCTAAAAAAGGCCATTGGGTTTGCATAGATAAATTAAATAATAAAATAAACTTTTTTGATTCTTATGGTGGTGCACCAGATTCTCAATTAAAATGGACACCTATGGAAGAAAGAGAGGAATTAGGTCAAGCTGATAAAACCTTGACGCAATTACTTAAAAATTCAGGATATAAGGTAAACTATAATCCTGTAAAATACCAAGAAAAAGGAAGTGATATACAAACATGTGGTAGACACTGTTGTATGAGAATTAAACGTATGTTAGATGGTGATGATTTAGATGCATACCACAAGTTTATGAATAATACAAAAAAATCATCTGGAATGGATTATGATGAAATAGTGAGCTTTTTTATCCGCCGATAAGCGCTATTATTTAAGATATTGATTTTTTTGTGGAAGTTTCCTGAGATATTCTAAAAACTCTTCAATCTGTTCCTCAGTCCATCCTATCCATCTTCCTTCTTTGTTAACTGGAATCCTAAGACGTATAGGAGGACGATTAACCAACTTGGTATTAACCACATTGTTAATAAGATTTTTAATATATTTTCTAGCATTCATATATAACAAATATTATAAAATATTTTTTATAAAGCTTTATTATATGGACAAAGAATTAGAATTTAACTTTGATATGTTATCAAAAAGACAACTTTTAAAGCTATGTAATTACTACTCATTAAAAATAAATGGAGCATTACCTAATAATTTCACATCTGATGAGGAATTGCTAAACTTAGTCAAAGATAATCTAATTATTGAAGAGGATGGAATGATTGTGAAAAAAGATGAGGAAAATAACAAGAAACAACCAAATGAAATAAAACTTTATGGAGGTTCAAAAATAAGAATGATTATTATCTAAATAATAATATATGGTAAAAGTCTATCTAGAAAGTAAAGAAGAAAAACTTTACGAAATATCTATTGATGAATTTATAAGAAATACATCTAAATTTTCTAATGGAAAAATATCAAAAAATAATGCTATAAAAATATTAGAAGAGACAACTAAAGAAATATATCATGCATTATCAGAAAAAGATTCGTACAATATATGGACTGTAATATTAGAAAGTGAACCTGCTACTGGAAAAACTGATTACAAAACTGATTATGCAAGCATTGATTTATTACAACAATTTATTACTTATTATGCAAGTTTATTAAATAATGTACTTTGTCAAAAAGCATTAAATACTAGTTATATAAAGTCAGCTGGAAATCCAGGAACAACAGATATAAATATGTATGGTGTAAAAAGAGGTAATAATGCAATTATTATAAAATCATTTATTTTTGGTACAGTGCCTCAAGATGATGAATTATATATATCAACAACTTGTGGAACAGGTGGAACATCTATATTATTTGAAAAACTAAAAGGATTAATAGCTGATAAAATGTTTAATGAACCACAGAATAATAAAATAAAATATATTCATTTAGAAAGCATCGAAAAAGTAAATACTATTAACTTTTATAGTAAACTTCAATTTTATAAAACAAATAAAGATACAAAAAATATTCTTAAAGATATGATTAATAACGTATATAAAAAAGATTTATTATATGATGAATACATTAGAAAGTCCAATCTTGAAATAGGTGGTTCTATGTATTGGTCAGATAATAAAAAAGTATTAAAGAAGCTAAAATGCTCATATATATATGAACCAGAACTATGGTATAAAAATATAAATAAAATGAAAAACGATGGTATATCAAGACAAGAATCGTTAAATCATTTTTTATCAAAATATCAAGATTTAAAAGGTGCAGGTATACCTGAAGAAAAAAAGAAAGAAGGTTATGATTTACATGCAGTAGTTGTCCATAAACCAATTAATATGACTGAAGCTAAAAATATAGCAAAAAATTTTATTAGACATGATAAGAATTTTTTTAGAGAAACTAAGACAAGTTTCCGTTTTAGAAATGTTCCAAAACAAAAGTTTGAAAGGAACACATTTAGAAGTAAAAAAATTAATCCATCAACAACACTTATTTATGGAAAACTATTAGAGTATAAAAAGTAAAAAATATAAATGTATAACAAAAAGTTTAAATAACACATAATATTAATGGAATGTAATAAAATATTTACCGATAAACCTCAATTTAATATAACTAAAGAATACACAAATGCTGTTAAAATAGAAGACTTAACTGAAATATTTATTGTTGTATATAGAGTTGATTTACCTAATTATGAATTATCTCAAAATGAAGAAGAAGATTTAAAAAAAAGTTGTAGATATGTGTTCTTTACAGATTTAGAAAGAGCATTGAAACAATACAAATATTATGGACCGAATGGAGCTGTTTTATCAAGAATTTTTACAGATAATGACGAACTTATTGCAGTTGCTCAAAAATCAAACTTTACATTCATCCCAGAAGATGAAAACGAGGAAGCTCCCACTGAGGAGAAAACAATAACATTGTAAAAATAAAAAAAATCTAGTAAAGTATATATAATGTACATTACTAAATTAGCACAACATTTTAGTAAATTATCACAAATTGATGAATATATTATTCCATGTGTATCTATCAGATATTCTAACAAAATAGAAGGACGTGGTGTTTTTTCAAATGTTGAATATGATAAAGATGATATAATTGAAATAGCACCTGCTATAATGCAACAAGCAAAATTTAATCTTGGAAATCTAGGAGACTACACATTTTCTCTTAATAACGATAATGTATTAATAGGATGTGGTTACACTGCTATGTATAATCACTCTGATAAACCAAATGCGTATTGGACAACTATAGACACAAATAAAATAAAAATAGTAGCTAAAAAAAAAATATTACCTAATGAAGAAATATTTGTATCATACGGCAGTAATTATTTTAAAGATAGAGAACATCTTGTTAAATCATAATTATTTTCTAGATATAAATATATAAATATGCCTTATTTCATAAAGAAAGTAAAAGATGGTTATAAAGTATGTAAAAAAGATGAACCAAATAAATGTTTTAGTAATGATGGATTACCAAAAGAAAGAGCTGAGAAACAAGAAAAAGCAATTATTATGTCAGGTTTAAAAGGAGGTCTCAAACCATTAACTGCTAGAGTTGGTGGTAAAGTTTTATTAAAAAAGAAAATAGTTGATGATTATTTTCCATCACCAAGTTCTTATGAAACATATGTAGAACCATTTGTAGGTGGTGGTAGTATTTATTTTTATAAAAATAGAGATGGTCATAAAGAAGTTATTAATGACATAGATCCTGATATTATGGATATATTCAAAGGGTTTAAAACTTATTCAGGTAATAAAATAGCAAATGATATAAATGGAGATTATAATAGTAAAGATTTTGAAGATATTAAAAATTCATCACCTACAAGTGCATATAATAAGTTCTTAAAAACATTTTTATTGTATAGATTAAGTTATTTTGGAAGAGGGTTATCATTCGGTAAACCAAGAATTAATGCTAATTTTAATGGTTATCAAGATAGACTAAAAGATACAACAATATACAATACAGACTATAAAAAAATAATTGAAAAATATAATAAACCAAGTACATTTTTTTTCTTAGACCCTCCAGCAAGAGAATCATCAGGTAACTATAGATATACTGCTGTTGATATTCCAGAATTATTAAATGTATTGAAAACTATAAAAGGTAAGTTCTTATTATCCATAGCTGATATTGATGTCAAAAAAGAAGTATTCAAACCATACAATATAGTAACAGTTTCTACTAAATATGTAGGTGAAAAATCAAGAGGAGGACAAACACAAAAAGTAAAAGAATATCTTATTATGAATTATAAACCAAGAATATCAGGTGGTACACATAGAGATAATATTTTAAAAAAATATGAATTAGAAGATAATGGACATTCATTAGAAGAATTATCAAAAGTTTCATCAGTACCTTTAGATATTCTACAAGAAGTATATAATCGTGGTATAGGGGCATATAAAACTAATCCAACATCAGTTAGATTAAAAAATTCATATGTAAAAAATATAAAAGCTCCTATGTCTAAAAAACTATCAAAAGAACAATGGGCAATGGCACGTGTATATTCATTTTTAGATGGTAATCCTAAACATGATAATGATTTACGAGGTGGTATGAAAATAACAGATGATAGTGTATGTATTCCAAAAGATGAATTTATTAAAGAACATAAAAAACTCGTTAAATTTTTTTCTGAAGAAGCAAAAGACCAATGTGCAGAATTAAATAAAGTTTGTAATGGATGTGAGGGTCTTTGTGGAGGTAGTATTCCAGATTTCCAAAAGAAACTAAGTAAAATGGGATTTAAACCAAAACTATATTTAAAGAAAGCAAAAGAAATGGCAAGTAAAACAGGTTATGACCCATCAAAAGTTTTATTCTGTAATACAGGAAAAAATAAACTTATGTATGAAAGTCCAGATGGATTTGTACATTTTGGTAATCCTGATTATCCTGATTATATTATTTACAGTTTTTTAGAACATAAAGGAGAAGTAGATGAAGGTACAGCAGATAAACGTAGAGAATTATACAGAGCACGGGCAACTAATATCAAAGGTAATTGGGAAAAAAATAAATACTCCGCCAATAATCTTGCAATTAATATTTTATGGTAAAATAAATATTTATAAATATTTTATATATATATATATATATATATATATACATAATGTTAAATAGTAAAGGTGAAAATATAGATGATGCTGTAGTTAATACATTATCTAAAAATATAACTGATGCAGATGTAGCAAAATATATAGATTTATTATTAGATTTTTATAGACAAAAATATCCAGATGGATTAATTGAGACTAATACAACAAAATGGGAATGGCAATGGGTTTTACAATATGGATTTAAATTTGATATAAATTCAATACCTAAACTTAAGAATATAGCTAGTGGGTTTTTTCCTGTATATTTTATGTGGAAAGTGCCATATTCAATACAAGATGAAAAGTTAACACAATTTAATGACTCATATACATATGGTTTATTTAGTGATATTGTAGATGGTATAATAAGAAATAAACAACCAACATTTAATAATACTTTTAAAAATATGATAAAAGAAAGAAATGAAAAAATAAAAGAAGACCTTGAAAAAAATCTCGTACAAAAAGCTAAAGAGTATGATGTATTCGATTATCGTGATAAAGATGTCACTAAAGACGTAGAAAGAGAGAAAAAAATAGCTGATAAAGAAGTAGATGATGCTTTTGATAATGATATTAAAAATTTTGAAGCTGTTTTAGCAAAAGAAAAAACTAATTGGACAACTAATTTTGATAATGTAATAGCTAAAGAATTAGAATCTAAATTAAGAGAATCTTATAAACCCAAAGAAGCTAAAGCAAAAGAAAAAAATGATAAAGCTATTGAAGATGAAAAATTAAAAATAGCTAAAGAAATTGAAGATGAAAAAACTAAATCAGCTAAAGAAATTGAAAATAAACAAAATGAAGAAACTATTAATACACAAAACCAAGAAATATTAGATACCAAAGAAATAGAACAATTAGCTGTTCAAGCAATTGAAAATTTTAAAAATCAATTAGCAAAAGAAACTAGAACAAGATGTAGTAAAACTGCACCTAAACAAAATGCATTAGAAAGTAAAAAAAGAATAATAAAAGATGTAGAAGAAGAATATAATGACGAAGATGAAAACGAAGATGAAGAAGAAACAGTATCAGGAGGTAATATTTCAGAAATGATGTATCTAATTAATAAAAACTATATAATGAATTCACCTATTGAATCTCCATATAAAAAAACTGGAAATGCATCAAAAAAAGTTAAAAAATACAAAATAATAGGAGGTCGTGTGAGACCTGTAAAAACAGGATTAGCTTCAATTGCAATTGATGTTGCTGATTTAGTTATAGATTTATGGGGACCTCAAATTAAAAAATTTTTTGAAGATTTATGGGCAAGTATATCAAATGCATTTACTGAAACTGCACGAGATAGAGCAGACAAAAGAGAAAGAGAAAAACAAGCTAAAATAGCAGAATTAAAATTAATGATAGAAAGAATAATTGCAATATATAAAGGTGAATTAGTCATTGAAGCAGATAAAGTATTTGATGAAGTAAGTGCTGAAATTGAAGCTAATTTTGATGCAGATTTTGATGCGTATCAAGATATGATGTATGATAGATTATATGAAAAATTAGATGAGATTGAAGATAAATTAATAGATGATTTAGAAGCTCTTGAAGATAGTAATATTTCAAAAATAGATGAATTACAAAATAAAAAAGAAAAAGATTTAGACGATTTAGAAAATGAAAAAGAATCAAAAATGTCAGAAATAGAACAATTAGAAGCTAAAAAAAGAGAAGAAAGAAAACAAGAATTATTAAATCAAAAACAAGCAGAACTTTCAGCTCAAAATCAGTTTTATATCATACCAAAAAGTACAGCTTCAATGACTACACAACAACAAAATAAAATTAGACATGAAGCAGTTCAACAACAAAAAGCTAAAGAAGAATTAAAAGAACAAGGTGTCGTTGCTGAAGGAGCTGGTAAAAAAAATAATAAACGTGCACAAATTGTTAAGAATATAATGGCAAAAAAAGGATTAAGTATGATTGAAGCTTCTAAATATGTAAAATCTAACAACCTTTATTAAATAAAAAACTTTTGATTTTTTATTTTCTAAATATAAATATATAATGAGTACTTTTAGGCAAGAACAAATTCAAGAAATTTTAAACTATGAACGTGCTATGAATAGAATAGTTTTAGATAAAGAAATAGCTCAAGTATCACGTTTCAATGATGAAAGAAATCCTCCATCAAATAGAGACATAAAGTTTGAAGCAATATTAGGTAATCTTATTGATGCTTTAAAAGCAAAGATTGCTGAAGCACTTACAAGTATTGCTTCTGAACAATATCCTAAAAATGATGCAAGTACAGCAACACGTTTATTAGATTTAAAACCAGGTGAAGATGGGTCTAATGCGAGATATGTAAATCAAAAAACAAGGAAAACTGCACAAGAATTACAAGCTGAATATGAAAAAAATTTTAAAAATCCAGATGCACCATCTAATGAAGGTACTAAAGAAGCAACAAATCAAGTAGGTGTACCTCAAACAGAAGAAGTAAAACAAGATATAAAAGAAGAAAATGAAAAAAAAGAAGAAAAAGGAGAAGGTCCAGCAGACCATGTAGGTGCAGTCCAACTTCCAGAACCAAATATAATCAATGAAGAAAATAAATATGCAGCACCAGAACAAGAAAAAGAAGAAGAAGAAAAAGAAGAATTAGGACGAAATTTTTTAGATGTTTTTGGTTATAAATTTAATGAGTATTTAGATTTTGTAAAACAAAATTTTAAACCTCCTAAATATGTAAAAATTAGAGATGACAGCGGTGGAGGAAATGTTGTTAATCAAAGAAAAGCCTTATTTACTGAATTAAAAGATTTAGTAATAGATGTAGCAGATTATGTTATTAGAAGGAACAAAATAAAAGGTAGTACTATACCAAATTATTTGTTAAAGGATATTTTTTTAAATAATGAAATTGGAAATGAATGGGAACAATTAAATGAACTTTATCATGTTGAATTAGGACGAATGTTAGGTAAAGGTAAACCTAATAGATTTGAAAAACTTAAAGGTTATTTTGGTAGAGGTGAAGAGGATGAAACTTCTTTAAAAGGTAAAGAAACTAGAACTTCTTTAGAAGAAGAAAAATCAAGAACTCAACATGTAAAAGCGACTGAAAATGTTTTATATGATATTATCACACAATATAATGGTATCATAGATAAAATAAATCAAGTAACAATGCCAGATGGTCGTTTTGCATCTAGAAGAACTGTATCACAACAAAGTATTGGATTTTATAGTGATGTATTAAAAGGATTATTAGAACCTATCAAACATTTAATATTTGAATTAACTAGTGTTCGTAATCCACAATTAGCAACTACATTAAATATGATGACAAGTATGAAAGAACTAATTGAAATGGCACCACCTTTCCAAAAGATAAATATTACTGCATATAAAAATGGTTTACCAGACTTTCAAGGATTAAATGGTGAAGTAACTATTGATGTAAATGGATATCTTTCTGATTTAACAGAATATTTAACAAATATTAGACGAATGAAAAATAATGTAGACCATCAATTAAATTCTGTATTATTTAATCTTAAGGACCAATCAATTAGAGATTCAGTACTTGAATCATTGAAGAAGAAAACAGAATATTATAAAGAATTAGTAGGACGTATTGAGAAAGAAATAGAAACTGTTAAAGCAAGAAAAAGAATAACAGATGAATTAGAAGTTAACACGCAATTAATAAAAGATGCTCGAGATATGTTTAATAATTTAGAAGAATTCTTAACAGCACCACCTCCAGTAGAACAAGATTTTATTGATATACTTAATAAAAAACCTGTATTACCTGGTAATGAATCAGAATATGGATATTTAATTAGAACACAATTAAGAAATGCTAATGATAGAATACAAACTTTAGAAGCTTATAGAAATAAATATTTAAAAGAATATGGAGATGATTATAAAGATGATGAATTAGACGAAGAAATAAGTAAGTTAACAAGACAAAAAGGTAGACTTGAAGAAAGATTTAGGAGATTTGTAGGAGCTTTACCTGAAACTACTGATATAGTACCTTATTATCAAAATGAAGAGAAACAACTTAAAACATCTGGTAAAAATCCTAGAGAAGCTAGAGCTATACTATTACAAACACCAGGTTATGATTATATGGTTAAAAAATTAGCAAAAGAACAAGGTATAGAATCAAGTATGGGTTATAGAAAAGGTAGAAAACCAACAGCAACAATAGTTAAACAATTACAGTATGTAACTGGTTTAGGTCAACCAGATATTGGTAGTGGTGGCACTGCTGGTCTTGCTGATTATTTATCAACAGATGCTAAACCTCAATACTGGCATCACAGAAAATTACCTGATGATAATAAAATACACAAACAAGTAGTCAAAAATAATGAAGACTGGCAAAAATTCAGTAATCCTCCCCATACAAATCCTATAGGAAGCTTGTATCCATTCAATAAGAAATCAGAAGCAGAGAAATATTCATTCCCTCTTAAATTGAAACATGACTTAGCTATACTAAAACCAGACGATACTCAAAAAGATGCAAGAGGAGCAGATATTAGTTTATTACAAGGACCAATTGCACCTACAGTAGAAGAAAAAATGCCTAAAAGAAGAGAATCTAGAAGAACACAAAGAACTGCTAAAGAAGCAATGAATAATATTTTATTAGGTAAAGGTATGGAATCTGATAGAAATATTGGAGCTGGTTATGAAGGAAATCCATGGTACGAAGCTATGCATAAATATGGCGAAGGTAAAAAACAAAATTCTAAAGCTTTACATAAAATAGTCTTTGACGATGAAGATAATGAACAATTTGATGATGAAAACTATGCACCTGATAATGGAGGTATGATTCCAGAAGAAGAACCAGAAGAAACAGACAGATTTAGAAATAAAAAGTTAGGACCTATGAAGAAAAAATCAGTTAAAAAATAATATTATAAAATATTTTATTTCCTATGATATTTTATATGGCATTCAATTTAGAACAAAAAGGAAAGATTCTAGCAAAGATTGATGGTGGTAAATTTAATAACAAAATAGTGTCAATTACAGATAAAGAATCCGATGAAGTTTCAAAAAACTTTTCAAATATTCACATTCCTGATGATGGAAAGTTTCAACAAATACCTGACCCAGAAATAGAACGCCAAATCATTTATGTGTTTGGTCCATCTGGTTCTGGTAAATCTTATTATTCAAAACAATACATAAAAGAATGGAAAAAACAAAAGAAAAGTGAGAAAGTATATTTATTCAGTTCATTAGAAGATGATAAAAGTTTAGATGATATTAAACCAAAACGTATTAATATAGATAAAAAATTAGTTAATGACCCTATTGATACAGAGATGTTTAAAAATAGTATGGTTATCTTTGATGATATAGATGTTATTAGAGATAAAGAAATAAAAGAAGCAGTATACGATATATTAAATAGTATTCTTGAAATAGGTCGTCATTTTAATATTGATTGTATATTAACAAATCATTTACCATCAAATGGTAAAGATACTAGACGTATATTAAATGAATGTCATTCTATTACATATTTTCCTCACTCTGGTGCTGGTCGTCAACAAAAATATTTTTTAGAGAATTATGCAGGACTAGATATTAAAGAAATGAAGAAGATTAAAAAAATGAACACAAGATGGGCAACAATCTTTAAGACTTATCCAATGTGTGTTATGACTGAAAAAGATTTATTTACATTTGACGATTTGACAGAACAATAAATCAATTTTCTTTAAGTAGTTTTATAATGTAACAACAATAGTTTTAGGTTTCTTTATGTAATCTTTTTGCATTCCAGAACTATGAGCCATTTCTTTAGCATCCTTTTCTGCTTCATTAAGTGTGTCACCATATTTATCAGTTAAAAAAATATGACGAAGCATACTAGAACCAATAGCTCTATTAAATATTTTATTTAATATTCTTGTAATACTATTTACTTTATCAAGAGGTTTACCATTACGATATGTTAAAAACATATTATTATCATCATTTTCATTTAATACAGGACCTTTATTATTGGCTTTAAAACTTACATATTTATGATGTTTAAAATATTTAAGTAGTGCTTCCCATAAATTGTCACTAATTTTAATAAGTTGAGTTCCATATTTATTACTTGTTTTATAGTTATTAAATATAAATACTTTTTTTACCAAATCAAGATAATTAACATTTTTTAAAAGAGTTGGTTCATATTTACTAGTTAATTCCATTATTTGATAGTCTTTATTTCTACGAGGAGCTTGATGAATATAGAGCGATAAAATTGTATAAGCTAACAGAGTATTATATTGATTATCAGATATTTCTTTTTGTTTATAAAAACTATCAACATCTTTTTCTAGTTCTTCATATTTTTTTTTAACATCAGCCCATGATATCCAGTTCTTTTCTTGTGTTTCAGTTAAATCATTAGGATTTACATCTTTATTTATTTGGTCACTTTTTTTCATCATTAAATCATAGTATTTATCATGTAGTTTTTTTATAGTTGGTTTATCATTTAATGAAAGAACAGATACAATACTAATTAAATAGTTTCTTTTAGTATTTTCTTTATAACCTTCCAATTTTTTTTGTATTTGGTCACTATCTTTTAAAAAGTTAAAGTTTTTAAATATTTCGTCATTATTAAGTTTTTTAAGATTTCTTAGATATGCTTGAATAGAGGAATCAGATAATTGTTTTTTATCTTTCATTTGTTGTGTTAAACTTTCAATAAAGCTAACTTTACTCATATAAATAAATCTAGATATTTTTTACGATAATAAATCTTTATATTTTTTCTTTGCATTTTTAAGTATATCTTCTAACACTTTGGTTTCTGTTTTATTTTTTTCAGGTTTATACTCAAAGTTTGTAGAACTTATTTTATATATTTTATGTGATACATCATCAGGAATAATGAATATATTTTGTTTTTCTCCTAGAGAATATTTAACATTTAATTGAGGCCAACAAATAGAACAAACTTTACATTCTATTTCTTTATTTTTATTTTTTAAAACTATATCGTAATGAATAACATCATTACCATATATTTTACCATCTAATTGACAGAGGAACATATATTTATACTAGATTTAATATAGTCCATTTGACTTTACATGTTTAGAAGCTTCAATCATACTCATTCCTTTTTCTTTCATAACTTGTTTTACAATATCAGCTCTTGATTTTTTACCTTTACCTGATACAGGCATCATAGGTTGTTTAGAAGCAATTTCTTTAGTTGCAATTTCTTTAGGAGCATTTTGTTTAGGAGGAGGTAATGTATAACCTTTAGGTTGTGGTTCTTTATTCTTATTTTTTTCTTTATAACCTCTTGATTTACCACCTTTACCTAACATAGGCATCATAGGTTGTTTAGGAGGAGCTTGTTTAGGAGGAGGTAATGCATAAACTTTAGGTTGAGATGATGAAGGTATACCATAACCAATTCTAGAATTCATTTGAGCTTGTACTTTAGGTGTAGTTTGATGGTGAGATGTTGCATTTATAGTTTCTTTAAAATAACCTCCAAAATAAGATGCACTCTTTTTAACTGGTCTTACTTCTGGTTGTGGTGCAACAATAGAATCTCCTATTTCATTTAATGCATCCAAACATGTAGTATCTTTATTTACATTACCTTTATCTCTTTCACTTATTTTAACTTTTAATGCATCAGTAATATTTTTTCCAGGTGTAGTTGAAATAGCTCCTTGTGAGAGTGATAAAAGTTTTTGAATTTCTTCATCATCATATCCTTGTTCTTTCAAACATTCAATAACATCTTCAATTTCAGCATCATCAGGAAGGTCATCACATAAGTCATCACCATACATATCAAAGAAATCATCTACAGGAGTTTCAGAATACATTCTAAATCCATCAACTACTTTTACTAAAGCTAAACCTAAATCTAAAGCTTTATTTGCAGTAGTCAACCATGTAGGACCATTTGTAGGCATAGTAGTTTGTCCAGGTGCTCCAGGTGCTCCAGGTTGTTTTGGAGGAGTTGTATCTTTTGCACCTTTTGCATCTTTAACAGCTTTTGCATCTTTAGCTTCTTTATCTTTAGCAGCTTTTGCTTCTCTATCTTTCGCAGCTTTTTCTTTTTTACTCATAGGTTTTTGAGATGTTGGAGCTTCAGTTGTACCAGGTGGTACTTTCCCTTTAGCACCTCTTTCTTTAGCTTTTGCTTCAGCCTCTCTTGCTCTTTTATCTGCTTTTTCTTTAGCTTTTGCATCTTGTTTTTCTTTTCTTTTAGCATCCCTTTCTTTAGCTTTTTCTTTTTGTTTAGCTTCCCTTTCTTTAGCTTTTGCATCTTGATTAGAACCTCTTTCTTTAGATTTTGTTGCTTCTTGTTCTTTTCTTTTAGCTTCCCTTTCTTTAGCTTTTTGTTCAGGTGATTTTTTAGAAGGTGGTCCACTTGGTCCACCTTGTTTAGGTGGTCCACTTGGTCCACCTTGTTTAGGTGGTCTGCTTTTAACTCCTTTACCAATTACAGGTTCAGTAGTAGGTGCAGGAACAGATGCAGTAGTAGGTGCAACAGTAGATGCAATAGCAGGTACAGCAGGAGGAAGTTCATTTTTAAATACATCACTACAGTAACCACCAGCCATATAAGATTTATATCCTTTGACTATTTCATTATTTTCTCTATTTAATAATCTATCATCATAATCTTCAGATGTTTCACTTGAAGAGTCGTGATAACCACCTTCTTCACCTTCTTCTTCTTCATCCTCTTCTTCATCTTCATCTTTACCTGCTCCAGCATAGCCATTACCATTTGGTTTACCATTACCTAAATCTCTAACATAAACATTTTCACCAGCTTTATAAGCTATACCAGTCATAGGCATATCAGGTCTACCAAGCGTAGAATATGATGATTTTACATTTCCTACATTTTTTACAGGTTGAGTATAGAAATTAGGATTTTTATACATGTATCTTTCTTCAAAAGGTCTAGGATGTCCTAAAATAGCACCACCTTTACCAACAGCAGGTTGTCCAGGAACTTGTGAAGGTTCAGGAGGAGGTGCAGGAGGAGTTTCTGCAGGTATTGAGAGAGGATCATTATTAATATCACGTCTAAAACCAATTGGAGCACCTAATGATGAAAAAGATGAAAGTAACCTTCTTGTATTTCTTTTTATTTTAGGACCACCTAAAACTGTACCAGCTTGTAAACCAAGAATAGCACCACCTTCCATATCACTATCAGATGAAGAACATTCGGTCGAAGAATCATCACCTGAATGAAAAGTTTTAGAACCAGCACCAGCACCTTGCATACCACAATCATCACATCCACCAGTCATTTGGAGACGATAATCAATAGTTCCTTGACCTGTAGTTCCACAATGCATAATATATTTACGATTGAAGTAGTCAATATCACGAGCAATCATACGATTATAGTCATTATCATACGGCATTATATAAATATGATTAGATATTATTATATTAATAATATTTATTCATTTTGACATAGAAAAGTTAATATTTTTTACATTAACTTATTTTAAATATTTATCAAGAGCACTACTAGCCATTTCAGTTCCTGATTTTAACAATTTTTTACCATGTTTCATCGCAGCTTTTTTACCCATTTTAGCAACACCAGATAAACCAGATTTCAATGCACCAAAGATGTCAAATCCACCAACCATTCTTCCTACATCATGGTGAGTGTAGTGGTCTTGTTGTGAAGCTTCGAGCACATCTTGTTTGGTCAAAATTCCGGTGTAAGTCGATGAGGTGCCGCGTTCGTTGACGAACACACCAGAGTTCATTGTAATCATAACAACTTGGTAGCTATTAGGAGTAATATCAGCATAAGTATTATTGTAAATTTCTGTAAGTCTAACTTGTAAATTGAAGTTACCAAGTGAACCAGCTGCATAAAAGTCTTCAGTTAATTGGATATCTTTACCAAATTCTAAACAGAGATAAGAACCAACAGTTCCAACAAGTACTAAATCTGAACCACTAGTAGAAGTTTGACCATATCCAGAATATTCAACCCAACTATTATTTAATCCATTATCACGAGACATTTGCCATAATTGAACAGGATTAGCAGATGCAAGAATACCAGAGTTATTATTAAAGTTAATAGAAATTTTACCAATAGGTAAAGCTACATCAGGGTCAGTAGTATTATTAGCTAAAAGTTTTCTTACATAAATTAATAATTTATCAGGAATTTGGTTAAGCTGAAGTGTGTTTAAATCTATACTTGTACTGTTTGGTCCGTATGTAAGAGCTCCACTACTTAATTTTGCATCTAATTTTTGCGAGGGGAAGCTTGTAATATATCTTGGAAGCTCGTAGAATGGTACAATGTTACGTGCTGGCATTAAATCTGAAGGATGAGGAGTCAAAAACATAAATAACAAAGAAGAACTAGGAGCACTATTACCAGTTCCACCTGATGTAGAAACTGAATTTACAGTTATATTACCTCTTGCGACTCTCTTCTGAAATCCATTTTTATTTAATACAAAATTCATGTTCTGAATTCCATAAAAACCTTGACTATTAGCTTTTAAATCAGAAAAAATGAAAGGACTAATTAAAAGAGGTTCTGTAAGTTGAAAAGTTATATCTAATGTACCTTCTGCAAGACCAGCAACTTTATTTGATAGTGCAAAACAACCTCTATGAGGATTTTTACCAAATTCACATCCCCATAAAGAAGACAAAGGATTATTATGGTCTACTAATGTTGTAGCAGTATTATATTTATTTTGAGTATCTGCAAATGTAGGAGATGTACTATTAAACCAAGTTAAATCTTCACATGAAAGCATACGAGTAATTATAGGTAATGCTTCAGTAACGTTTAATGATACAGTATTATTGTTAATAGTTGCTTGCATTACTGATATTAATTGATGGAGAGGAAATGAAGCTAAAGCCCAATTTACACCATAAACACTATCACTAGCAGGAGTTACATTAATAATTAGAGTACTTGTCCAAAGAACACGTCTGTCGACAATAGTTTGTTCAGATGGAACTTGAATATTCCAGATAACTTGACTATCTGATTCAGAGATAGCCTTGAATGGAGAAGCTGTAACATTTTGACCTCCTTTAACTACGGCATATTTAATAGAATCAACCACATCGAGACGAGGGTCTTTTACTAAAACTTTTTCAAAATCTGCGGACATAATATATACTTAAACTTAGATATTATTATTTCTAAAAAGTTTACTAGATTTTTTTAGAAATATTTTTAATAATTAAAAACTTTTTTTCTAAATAATAGTTTCATAACTAATGTAGAGCCAATTTCTAGATTAAATTTATTAAGATTACCAAAAGTATCTTTCCAAAATACATCAAACTGTAGCTCTCCTGTTTCAACAAGCCCTATTAGATTTGTTAATGTATATTCTGCGACAGGTTCATAATAAATAGTAGGCTCAACTCTTTTTCTTAAAGGTATTTCAAATAAAATATTAGATACATTAGCATTATTAGTAGATGGATTAGGATTGACACCAAAAACAAAAGGTACTGCTTCTAATGTGTTTACAACATTAAGATTTCTAGATATAAATACAACAGACACTGCAGGATTCCATATTTCTAAAGAACTATAATTTTGTAATATTTGGAGAAAATTAGATGTGGGTACCAATGGAACATTATTTAAGTTAGTATATTGAGAAAATACATTTGTACCACCTGGATATCTATATGCACTTAAACGATAAAGATAAGCAAAATTACCAAATAAATCAACTGGTGTAATATCAAAATTATAAGGAAGCCCATCAAATAAACTATATAGTGCTTCATTAAAATAAACAAATTCCCCATTTGGGTCAGTAATGCCTAAAAAATCTGTATTATAACTAAATAATCTAGTATATGGACTATAGCTAAAATAAGGAGCTATTATTGGTTGCCCTGTTGCATTAATAATTTGAACTGCATCATATATTGCTTTATTTAACAAGTTTAAAAAATGATTATAAGAATAGTTATAAAAATATGGGTCGTTATAACTTGCAGTAGTAATAGGACTTGATGGTACTGGTAATGTAGTATCTTCAGGTTTCCAATATACAGTAAATTCAACAGGAAGAGGAGTACTAATTAATGTTTTACCTCTTACAATTCCTCTAAATATAGTAGGAAATCCATTAGTTGGGTCATAAGAACTTCCTAATAAAGGTTGAACTACTTGTAAAGGAAATGAATTAGAGTCTAATGTTAGACTCACAACTGTAACATTGTAATCTTCAGGTCTATCTATATAAGCATTTGCTCTATTTTCTGAAAATGTTGCAGGAATAAGAGATAAAGTATTTAAGTTATTATTAGTAATTATTAAATCATAATAAATATGACATACATCAGAATTATTATTAATAAGTTGAAACCTTTCTTTTACTTTTTCTTTTCTTTCATAAGTTTTTTTAAGATGTCTAAGACTCATATATATATAAGTATAGATTTAATCTCCGTAAAATGTTTTCTTTCTAAACATTATTTTAATGTATGCAGTACCTCCAACTTCCAATAATAATGGATGAAGAGAACCAAATTTATCTTTCCAAAAAACTTCTATAAATATAGAATTTAATGGTCCTTCACCATAAAGTTCTGCTAATCTGTATTCTGCTTGAGGAACATATGAAATACTTGGTTTATATTCTGTACCATTTATTAAAGGAACTGAATAATCTGTTAATACATAATATGAATCAGCATTAACACCTACATTTTCTTGATTATTTGTTCCATATGAAACAGGCTTAGCAATTAGTTCAGGAACAATTGTTAATTGTTGAGTTTGAAAGACAATTGAATCAACAGGATTCCAATAAGGAAGAGGGGAATATTCACAATTATTGTAAATAGCATCATATGGATTACTAGGAGGAACAGTAGCTAAATTTGTATAAATTGGTTTAACATTGGATAAATCAGGATAAGCATAAAAAATCATTTTATGGTTTGCTTCTAGATTTAATGGGTCATAGACATTTTGTGCAGTCAATGATGAAAATAAATTAAATAAAGTACTATTAAAATAAAGTGTAAATGCAGGTGGAGTTCCTACAGATGAAAATTCAGCAACATTAGCAACTAGTGATATTTTATTATTATTAAATGATATAAAAGGTGTATGAGTTACACCTCCTACAGCTTGACAAGCTAAAAAAATAGCATTATTAACCAATTGTATAAAATGTTGAAATGTATAAGAATAATAATATGGATAATTATCATAGTCATTAGGGACTGGTGTAGGTGGAGGAGTAGTAGTAGTATCCTCAGGATTCCAAACAACAAATGTTGAAGCAGGAATAGCACTATTACCTGCTTGAACAGTAACAGCATAAGGAGTATCAGTTATGTTTAGACTACCTGGAATGGCATCACAAATAAATATTGGAACAGCTTGTGTATCAATTTCAAAAGATACAACAGACATGTAATATTCATTAGCTGGATTTATATACGGATTTGACCTAGTTTCTTGAAACACAACAGGTACAGCTGGAGCACTAAAATTAGAACTAACAGAACCTACATTGTTATTTTTAATAAGAATATTATAATACAATTCATTAGGACTAGGTGGAAGACCACCAACTTGATTTCTAATATCTAGCTTTGACATATAATAATAAATAGAAAAAAATAATATTAAATGTTATTTTTTTATATTTTATCTGAGTTAAAACTCTTCTTTCTAAATAATAATTTCATAGTTGCTGATGAACCAATACTTAATAAAAATGGATTTAGATTACCAAAACTATCTTTCCAAAATACATTAAATTGTAATCCATAAACAGGAATATCAGAATAAAGGTCAGCCAATCTATATTCTCCAGTAGGTTCATAATATATAAATGGTTTATATTCAGTACCTGTATCCAATCGAACAGAATGTTCTATTAAAATAGGTAAAATATCAGTATTCGGTTTACCTGCATTTATATTAGTATCATCTTGATATACAACAGGTGTAGCTATCATATCAGATACTACATTTAATAAACTGCCTCTAAATACAATTGATTTAACAGGAGTCCATAGTGGTAAACTATTATATTCTTGAGTTGAATAAACATCATTATTAGCTCCATTTGCAACTACATTTATAATATATGGTTGATTTGCAGGATTTACTACATCAGAACCTGTTGTAAATAAGATTTGATAATCTAGACCACCTGCAAGATTTTTATAAATAGCTGGTATTGATGAAAATAAGTTATATAATGCTGTATTCATATAAACTGCACATAAGTTAACAGCAGTACCTATTAATGTTCCAGTTGATGTTGTTCTATATTTATTTTCATGACCTTGAATAGTAAATAAGTTATTAACAGTATCAAAACTCATATAAGGATGATTAACAACACCCATTGAATCTAATGTATCATTAATACATTTTATAAACCATTGATAAGAATAACAGTAATAATAAGGATTATTAAGAGATGTTTGAGTGATTGGTGTAGATGGTACTGGTACTAAACTTGTATCAATATTTTGTGGTTGCCACACAATATTTTTTGTAATAGTAACACTATTATTTATCAATGTTATTGAATAAACAGTTTTATTAGGATCAGTTTCACCTAATATTGGTTGAGCTATAAATACTGGTAAATTAGGACTTTCAATACTAAATCTTTGAACTGATAAAAAATATTCAGATGGATTTATTAAATAAGGTTGAGCTCTATTTTGATTAAATACAACTGGTGTATTAAATTTTCTTATATCTACAGAAACTAATGACGGAGGTGTCCCAACAGCAACACGATTTGAAAAATCATTAGAGATATTTATATTATAATAAATATGGTCTGAATCCATAGCACCACCAATTCTAACATTATCATAATAAGACATTTATATATATATAATAGAAAATAAATATATTATACATTAATATTTTTAAATACATAATCAATAAAATGAGTTCCAAAATTATCTAACATTTCTTCAAGTACAAAACCTAATCCCATTATAAAAGTACCTACTTCTTTAGCAAGTGGTGCACATTCAAAAAAAGTTTCATTTTGAAGTCTAACAACTAAATATTTACATTGTTTAACAACATTTACTCCACCTTTAATAATATCTAGTTCTGAACCACAGCAATTTATTTTAATAACATCAGGAAATCTAATCCCTTTGTATAATATAAATGAATCCAACTTTTGTGTAGTCATTATTTTAAAATCATCATTAACAACAATAGATTTATAATATGAACAAACTTCTTCATTATCTTTATTTTTAGGGTTATTATAAAATTTAACTTCTTTATTATCTTCATCGCTAAGACATACAATATTATAGTCTTCTCCATTATATCTTGGAACAAATACATCATTTGCCTCAAACATTATGACTTTAGCATCAGGATATAATAAATGAAAATATTTAGTATAAGCTCCAACAGATGAACCAATATCATATATAACTTCAGGTTCAAACTTTTGGATGTGTTTAAGATAACCAAAATATCTTCTAGGTAATTGCTCGATAGGTCTGTCTGTCATAAGAGTTGTAATAATATCTTCCATGTATATATATAAATCTAGATATTTTTTACGGTAAAAAATTTTCTAATTCTAATATATGGATAATAATATATTAGGAATAGTGGCTATTGTTATTTCAAGTATCACTGCAATTGTAGGTGCGTTGAATCATACAAAAATTAGGAGTGTCTGTTGTGGAAGGAAGTTAGAAGCAAGTCTTGATATAGAAAAGACTAGTCCACCTACACCTCCTCAGGAAGTACCTCGTTCAATTTAACAATAAGTAATTCAGAACAATCATCACATAGTTTTACCTTAGGTTCTTTAGGTTTAGGAGTCTTGGGTTCTTTAGGAACCTTAGGTTTATTTTTTTTGGCTTGTATCTTTCTAACTGGAATTATAATATTTTTATTACAATCATCACATACAGCATACATCATACCATC